GGTATCGTTCCCGTCATCATACATAACTGTTGTTCCGGCGTCATGCTGCACGATGTTTCCGGGAGTCGTGGCAGCAACGCCCACCGCGACATCTCCGCCCGTAACAGTCGCATCACCCACAATTTGGGTATTTTGAACTGCTGTACCAAGATCAAGTGTTCCATCAGCATCGGCGCTTATAAATGCCGTTGAAGTTCCCGCCACCTGCTGTTTAATGGTGACATCGATATCTTCTGCCCCGGTGCCCACATCTGTGGCCTGGGCGTCTATGCTGGCGTTTACATCACCGTCCGTGGCGTTTGAATCCTTGAAATTTATTGTTGGATTTGTGGTGATAACGATTCTGTCGCCGCCATCAACGGCCCCTATACCCATATCTAAATTATCATTTGCTGTCACAGGATCAAGCGTGCTGGTGGCGTTATCCCGAAGGAAAACCCCGGTTGAGACCCCACTGAAACCGTAAAGCACAAAAGACAAAGCCAAAATTACTAAAAGTTTATTTCTCATTTTTTCCACCATCCTTTTTTATGCCCAGGTTCCTAATTGGTTCAAGATTGACCACACTCCTGCCGTTTCTGGTATTAACCATATGTCTGCCCAATTTTCAGCCGCATTTGAATTTTTAAGGCTTGTTGTCCCGGCCTCCACAAAAACATCAGTTCCGCCGGCATCAATTTGAACATCTGCCGTTGTCCGTTTTCCGATTATAATAAACTTGCCGATCATAGCCGTTGTAATTTCAGGCAACGTGCCAGTAGCCGACGCCGTGAACCTGATAACCCCACCCATTTGAGACTCAATTATAGCCTGGCTGGCCGCATAATCTGTTATATCCAAATCTTTAGCCGCCGCTTTTATGTCTGCCAGGGTGTAAGTAACCGTTTCAGCCCCTTGTTTTGCTACGAATATAGCTGCATCACTTGGCGCTGAATTAGCACCATATTTTCCAAATTTAGGCATTTTTTAACCCTCCATTTTTACGGTATTTTTGTTGCTTCGATTGATACTACCAGCGTATCAAGATCAATTTCTATTTTCGTAATTGTCATCGTGTCTGTTACCAGGACCGGCCCGGCATAATAATTTATATTTATTTCAGACAGCAAATCATTTGCAAGAATCGCAATCGTCGCCTGAAATTCTGAAATCAATTGCAAAGTTTTTGTTCTTGCTAAAATTCTTGTTGCGATATCATCCGCTGTTGTTTTATCCCGCACCCATAACATTTCAACATAGCGTGGATACGTGCGGCCAAAATTGGTTTCCTGGGTCGAATCTGTTTTCAAATCTTCGATTAAAAACAAGCTGCTGATATAAAGAAATTGATACATATAATAGATGCGTGTTGCGATATCATCAATCGCAGGGCGAACGCTGTATGAATCAGCAAGAATATCATTTGTGTCTGAATAGGTTGTCATTTTTAATTCACAAATTTCAAAGTAAAAAGCCCGTCTTCATCGAAAAAAACCGTAAGCCCAAAGGACCGTGCAATTTCTTCTATGTGCTCCAAAGGCCTCTTGCTGAAATCACTTATAATCCCGGCCCCGATATAGCTCCTATTTGTTGCAATTGTAGTTTGTGCTGTAAAATCGGTTGCATTATATTGACTAGTTGTCATAGAAAGATACTCAGTGATAAAATGTTTGATAATATCAATCGGGTTTTGTAGCAAGCCACCATCCGTGATTCCATCACCGTTCACGGTCACAACTGCGTTTGCTGGCGGCGCATCAGCATCAAATGTAACTGTCGTGATATCAGCATCTAAACCGTTTGCGTAGGTTTCTGTTAAGGCAATCGTGTAATTTGCTGAATCAACAAGCCGTGGTTCACTCTCCGCGTCATCGAAAGGAATAAATACGTCATTTATTGCGCTCATTGCGTGACCCGCTACAAGCCATTTATCTTTTGTCGGATCGATCAAATAGCAAGGAATAACCCCTACTCCTGATGTGTAAGTTATTTTTAATAGCGGGACTTCATCTGCCGATCCCTCCGAATATATTAACCCGTTTGAATAATCTATTCCATCACCTGGGGCAGAATTTGAATAATCATGCTCATATTCTCTCGCACATAGTTTTGCTGTGCCAGAACCAATCAGCGCTTGAACATATGCTATTCCGGCAGCATCAAAAACTATATCAATGTAGCCAGATCCAGCCCATGAAGTATGGCCGAATTTTGTTCCTGTGAATGCATCATAATCAGCGGTTGTTAAAGTGCTGGCTTGCGTTCCTTGCTGTACTGATACGGACGAATCACCATTCAGAGATTTGAACAACGACAAACTAACTGCTGTTGCAATTAGGTTCCCTGAAACCCCGCTCAGGTCAAAATAAAAAAATGACCTTTGCGCCATGTAATTTCCACCAGCAAATTTTTTTGCCTCAGTAGCATAATAACTCCCAGTCTGGGTGTCATCCGCGCCCGTTCCGGTAGCTGCGCCATAGACATTCGCCCATAATGCGTCATTATGATATATGTTTCCATCTTTCGAAGTTCCAATTCTATCAATAGGTGTGGCCTTGGTTGGGTTCGTATGCTCACCATACATAATAGGCATTTTTTTATTTATGATATCATCATTCGCGTTTGGAAAGTCAGTACTGCTCAAAATTCCGCCATAATCCCGTTCCATGTAATTTGATGTTATGTCTTTTACAGTGATTGAAAATGTCGCTTCATCATAACTAAAATCTGAAATAGCGCCCACAAAGATTGTTTTAAAATCTGATATGTCATCATCTTCAAAACCTATTTTGTAAGTTACAACCCTATTTAAAAACAAATCTTGATTAAGTGCCTTGAAATATCCATCGGCATCTGAAAGGGTTGTTTTAATATCTGATATTTCAAAATCACCCTCAACATTTGAAACTGACCGTGAAAGGCTGCCGAATGATAAAACACGGCCTTCATAAAAACGTGCATCATTATAGGTTAATGTTAATTTCGGGTTTTTAGTTGTACCTGCTTCATCAGAGAAAAAGCAGCCGTTAAAATAACTTTCTGGAGTCCCAGGCTCAGAATTTGAATAATCATGCTCATATTCTCTTGCACATAATTTTGCTGTACCCGAACCGATAAGAGTTTGAATATACGCTATTCCGGCTGCGTCAAAATCTATATCAATATAGCCAGAACCAGCCCAGGATGTATGTCCAAATTCAGACCCAGTAAAATTATTATAATCGGCTGTGGTTAACGTGCCTGCTTGCGTGCCTTGTTGCACTGAGGCTGAAGAATCACCATGATCATATTTGTATAATGATAATTTAGCCCCCGCAATTTTGTCCGCTGCAAGCCCTAACAAATCAAAGTAAAAAAACCCCCGGCCTATAGCCATGGTTGCCATAAAATCATCACGATGAACATAACCTGCGCCGCCTACATAACTAACCGATGAATCATTGACGGAAGTTCCTGTTGTGCCTGCCCTGACAACAGCAAAAGTATCAGATGCTGAACTATATAATACATATCCATCTTTTATAGAGCTATATAAGGTCTCGATAACTTCGGCCCCACCGAATTCTGCATCATGATTTGAAAAATATAATGTCCCGGCGTCAAGCGCGATTTCCATGACCACAATGGGTTTATTTGTATGCAATAATGATTTTGCGGCAAAGGTCATTTAAACGATCCCCCGCGTTTCCTCAACGATTTCAATTGAATCAATACCGTATTCCACCGGATAATTCGTTGTAAAGCCGGACTCTAAATCTTCAACCGGGATAGGCCGGTTTGTTTCAAACACTGGCTGGACACGGACATAATAAGGCACGGTTTCAAGAATCATTAAAAATGGTGCCGCATCTCCATCTTGCCCGCTGAATATGTTTTCAATCAAGGTTTTTTTAGCCGCTGTCAACTGGCTCCACTTCATGATCCACGATTTATTGTTGTATAAAACATGGGACCACTTATTGCCACCCGTTGTAATATGCTGAATATTTGTGTATGAAATCCTGCGTTGTAAATTCCACTCAAAATTTTTGGTTAATGTGATATTCAGTCCAAGAATGAGTTCCCCTATTTTTATATCATTTGCGGATCGACCGGCATCAGCTATGGACACCCTCCAATATCTATAAGATGCGGATGTAAATTCCTCAAGCATATCATTAGCAGCATAGGTGATCGTTTCGTCAACGGAGGGTGTCGCCCATGAGTCGGTAGCGTTTCCCTGTATTTTGGCAGTCACGCCGGAGGATAAATTATGATTCATCAGGGCGCATGTTGTCACTGATGCGGCTGCCCCCAGGTCAATAACTATCTCTCCATCTTTGGCAGTATCAAACCCGCCACGCTTGCTCATACGCTCATTATACAGGTTTGTTTTCGGATAGTCGGTATCTTCTCCCCAACTGCCTGTAATCGTGATAGTTGCACCGTCAGTTTTATTCGCAAGTATATATTTAAGCCGTACTATTGCCATGAATCCAGTCCTCTGTGGGTTCTCCTAACGCGTCTTTTGTATTTCCTGATACTGACCTAACATTTTTAAAAAGTTCTGTTTGCCTTTTTAGCGCTGGTAAAAACTTGGCGTGGACCCTCCCATCCAGTGGAACACCGATAAGAATTATTTTTTTGTATCCAATCGACAATCCAATCCAGGCCGCTAAAAGTCCGGAAGAAATAAAGCCCGGATTAAAATACCAAAAATAATCTGCTCGGTTAATTCCCCTGGGCGTGATCGTATGCCTTATCCCAAGCGGTTCATGATGTTTATCCATATGCGCTGAAACAAAATGCATTTGGGTATTATTCAAAACTTTATACGCCTGGTTGATGGTTGCAAGATCACCTACTATGCCGAATTTATCAAGATCATCTTGAAGGCATGGGGCGGACCCGGCAACTGTCAAAATTTCCTTGTCGGTTGCCGGTAATTTATCATGATCAGAAAAGCAACGTGACTCTAACCCGTCTATTTTTATTATTTTGTCCGTCAGATTAAACATAGCGCCGCAATGCCGTTGTGATTGATCCAGTGTTAGATTTAAGAGCCGATTTGAATTGAGGTAAAATTGATTTCCTAAATAGATTTTCCAGGCTTTGTGCATTCCCTCCGGTGGCGTTTATCGGCGCTGAAAAATTAAAATTGTTTGTTTGCGATCGATCCGGCACAGCGCCACCTGCCTGGAATTTCATTTCCGATGTTGGCATCTTCAACCCGTTGATAGCTGTCATGAACCCTGACCCGTATTTTGCCACGGCTTCTTTCCTAACAACAAACTCCCCGGCCTCCAAAAGCGCCCTGATTCTGTCACCGCCGCCATATCCAGAAAGTTTGCCACCATGTTTTAATTTCTGGACTGCCCCACCCTCTTTTTTCCCTTGTGGTTCGTCTGCTTTATCTTTTGCTCCCACGATGGCCTTAATGGCCGCTTTGACTTTTGCAACGATTGCTTTTATTTTTGCCAAAAATGCATTGAAATATTTTACGGCCAAATCTGTGGCAAATTTCACGGCCTTTGGGATTGCCTCAAATGCTTTGACAACTCCAAGGACTACATATGGCCCAGCCTTAAAGCCAGCCCACAACAGACCCAGGCCAGCGACAACAGCGGCTATAATTGGCCCGATAGCTACGAAAACACCGGCTAAACCTGCCGACCCAAACAAGCCTACAATTATCATAATCGGATTGATAAGCAGAAACCATGCCGCGCTAAATGCTCCAAGGGCTATAATCAATGGCAATAAAACGGGTGAAAATTGTATGAAAATATTTAAAACTGATTTTATAACCGGAAGAAATGAAATTAATGTTTCCGCAACATTTTGAATAGTTGGCGCAAGCTCAAGCAATGCAGTTGTCACAGATGCCTTGATTGATTTTCCGAGTAAATCCATAGCATCATTGGCTGACTCTGCGCCCCTTAAAAGGCTTTCGTCAATAACAATTCCTAATTCCTGCGCTTTTAATCTGTATGCATCAAGCCCGGCGGAACCATCTTTCAGGGTCAATGCCAGCGCTACGCCTTCACGTCCGAATAAAGCTGCCGTTGCCGCTGCTCTTTCGGCCTCCGATCTCATACCCTTAATTGAGTTTGCCACGTCATTTAAAATTAAATCAGAATTGCGCAATGATCCGTCTGTATTCACAACAGCAATACCAAGCTGTTCATACATTTTTTTAGCAGCTCCAGTACCAGCCGCAGCCTCACCGATACGCTTAACAAATCTCTCCATGGAAGAGTCAAGCTTGCCTTGTGATACACCCGTTAATGAAGCCGCCACCCTTAATTCCTGTAATGAATCTGTTGTTAGCCCTATTTTGTCTGCTGTCTTGGCGATACTATCAGCAGATTTTAAAGCAGATTTTGTAGCAATCACAAGCCCGGCGCTGGCAGCAACAAGCCCAACCGCCATGGTTTTTAATCCCTGGCTTAACTTAGCTGATACTTTTCCAAAAGTTTTAAGGGACTTGCTTGTTTTATCGGCCTTCTTGCCCATGACTTCAAAGCTCTTACCGGCCTTGGTAAGACTTTTAACGCCCTTGGCATCAATATCAATTAAAATTTTGACTGTTTTATTGCTTGGCATTTAGAAACTTTCTAAACTCTGTTTTGCTTGCGTGATAACCCATGCGAACCGCTACAGCCATGCTCTTTTGGAACTCTCTTTTTTCAATAACGAGTTCTTCACAGGCCAAAACAAAAAAAGTCCAGCCGTAATCTATGGCGTTTTGATGGCCGGAAGCGACAAGCCGGAATACGTTTCGGCTAAGTCGCTTAATATTGAGCCTTGAAACTGTTTCAGCATCTCCCTCAGCTCCGTCCCCTGGATAATCGGGAGGAGCCTTTTCAAAAAAGGGCGGTTAACTCTCTCGAATGCTTCATATAGCTTTTCCATATCAGACGGGTAAAGCTCTGCAATCGCCTCCATGTTAGCGTCTGTGAGCAATGGAAGCGCCCTATTTTCGAAAATATCTTTAAATTCCACCGTTTCTTTTTCTGCAACTACCTTCTGGTAGATGCTGATTAGATCCTTTGGCCGGATTTCATAAACGGTAATGATTGTATTATCAATTTGCACCTGTTCTTCGAGTCTCATTATGCGGCCACCGATCTTGTCGCCCTGAAAAATGGCTCGGATGGATGGCTGGAAACATCCGCAAGAATTACAACTTCAATGGGTATTTCTGCTGGATCTTCTGAAATGAAAGCCAATCCTCCGGAAACATTTAAATTACAGTTCCAACACTGGACGCGATATCTCGGGCCTCTTCGCGGATCTCCAATAAATAGTAGTTCTCCAGTGGCCTGGCTTCCAGCAATCGCACGAACACTTGTATTCGTGCGCGCCGAATAGTCGGCGGAAACATAGGCAGTGTTTGAGGCAATGGACCCGGTAGAGATTTCTCTTAACAGGCCACCAATATTATCAACATCATAATCAGTGCCTTTTGTAAATCTGGTAACCGCCGTGGCTGCATCACAAACAATTATATCATCTTCGATTGTATCTACTGCCGTCGTGGTAGCTGTGGCGGAAGACGTTCCGCCTGTGATTGTTTCGCCAATTGTGAATGTTCCAGACAAATTAACAAGCTCAAGATGCCCGGTTGCAGGCCAAGCGACTTTTGCTGTAGCAGAAGACGACGACCCCGTGATTGTTTCGCCATCCTCGAATGGCCCACCGGATACGGTCCCATGGGTGACTTTCGTATAAAATAAATCGGTGTAGTCAAGATCCATGTATTGATTCGAAACCGTTGTGGTGAAGTCGTCATCGATATAGCTTGCGGACTGGTCACCAAGCGATTGAACGCCGTCACCACGAAAAGCAATATTTAAATTTTCGGCTGTGTATTCCTCAAGGACAAGGTTTGACATTACAGACCATTTCAAAACGTCATCAACGTCCTTGACTTTATCGCTCGTTTGGCTTTCCCAATGTTCAATTTTTTCCTCAGCCTCCATCACGATCTCAAGAGTAGTCATATTTCCAAGATGAATGTATCCGGAATCATCATCATCTTTAAAATATGCCCGCCCTGCTCCGTAAAGATAATTGCTATTGTCTGGTGCTAAAGTCATTTTTAGAGTCTCCTTATATACTTGTTATGTCGTGTTGATACGTTACCTGGACCACCATATGAAAAACAATATGTGGATGCACCAGACGTTTTTCCATTTCCGGCAAAATTTCCGTGAAGAGCGCCAGCTTGCCCCGTGTTAAATCTTTTAAAATTCCTACCCATATATCATCACACAAATTATACATTTCTTTATCTGGATTTTCCGTTGCCATGGCGTAGGTCGTTACTCCTACGTCAAGCGTTGACGTGAAATAATCCACTACAGCATGATGTCTATTGGAAGCCTTTGCCTCTGGCTTTGGCAACTGACCGACAACTGCACATAATGGCAAATTTGTGCTGTCAAGGTCAAAATATTCTTTTTCATTAAAAAATGGCCTTATCCTAGAAACAGTTGTCATTGATGATATGCTGCTAAGCGTAGTGACAACGTTTTGAATTATATTCTCGGCTATGCTGTCGGCTGCCATTATTTTCCTTTAAAAATACGTGAAATTTGTTTATCGATCGCTTTATTAAACCGTACGGATCCGCTTTTTAAGATCGGTTCCATTATTTCTTTGTTTGAAAAAACATCCATGACGGTGGAAGAAAAAATTTCTTTTATAGACCCGCTTGACCCGGTTCGAATAAAAAGCCCGGTATGACCCGATTTCATAGTCGCCATAAAGGCACCATCAAATGTTTTTCGCCCTTTTCCTTTTTTGAAAACAAATGAATATTGAAACGCCGGAGTTCTTATCCCCTTCCTATTTTTTCGTCTGCCCTGGAAATGCAACCCTGGCTTTTGCCCTTTTATTTTCCAGGCTTTTGTTTTGTCATACGCAGGAATATATATTGACCTCTCACCTATTGATGCCATTAGGTTGCTTCTTGTTGCTGTTTTCATAACCGTTGCATCGATTACCTTCTTGCGTGCTACATTTAATTCTGTCCTGACCCCTATTTTTGTTCCTAAAACATCCGTTTTCATTCCACGGATTGTGTCATTCAATGCATTTTGCAAATATTTAGGCGCGGTTTTAAATAAATCCTTCACAGCAGATGCCGTGTCTTTATCAATCGTTATTCCTACCGACATTATGTCACCGCCTGGTTGTACCCTACCACTGTCCATGTCAGATGATCGTTTTCAAGCGTCATCCAATTGCTATAAGTTTTTGTTTCTACTACTGCATCAACCGTTTTATCGATTGATGCCACATCGCTTTTTTTCAAAATAATTGTGATATCGCCAAGCGCTGAACCAACTTGTTTTTCCGTGTCTGTGTGCAAGTCATATGGTACAATAAGCTCAACTCCAGCCCACGTAATCGATCGGCCAAGGCTGCTATTGACATCATCAATCACAGCGTTAAAAAGTGTTGTATCAAGTGCCATCAGTGCGCTGGCTCCCCTGAAAGATCATTGTTATTTTCATCTTTGATTCGGTTCCCGGTCTCATCCAGGAGCGGCTGGGAATCTGCTTCGATATAATCAGGCCGTCTAATATCGATACAATCGATGATTATTTCCCGCGCTGCTGGGTGAGACTCGTGAGCCATGATATTTTATTCCTTTGAAATTAAATAAGCATTATAAGTTTTCGCGGCATCCAAGCTGGATGGCGTGATTTTGATACTTTCGGCAAAAACATCAATATCAATGATTTTTCCATTCGTCGCGGTCAGCGCTGTAAGATCAACCGTGGAATCAAGCAAAGAATAAACGCCCGCCCCAGGGCTTTTCACGGCAACCGCCATTGTTCCAGCAGATGGCTGCTCGCTGACTTCGATTTGTAATTGATGGCGCGTAAATTTATTTTGTTCTTTTAAATCAAAGGTTTGCGCTCCATCTGCTTGTAACTTCGTTTCAAATTTTAAAACTTGGAATCCCATAATTAAGCACCTCCATCTGCCCAATCAGTGTAGGCCGGGAAAACTCCCTCGGTGTACCAAATTGCCCCGATTCCCCGCAAGGTCACTGTATCGCCAGGCGTTGAAGATGTGATCTTGTCACCATTTGTATCCGTCAGTATTAAGATTCTATCCGTGCCATCAGGATGAACTGTGATTTGTGAAGCATGGGCCACAACAAATGTATAAACAAGGCCGTTGGCGCATGCCGGCAAGTTGAAGGTGCAGGCCTCAGAATTGTAATAGGTTTTTCCTGAATCGGCAATCTCAATATTTACCGGACCGGCTGCCCCATCAACCGGAAGGCTGACAAAACCATAAACTTGTGTTGCCCCATCGCCTACCATCGTTGAGCCATTAACGGTAAGTGTGCCGCTTAATGTTAGCGCAGGGGTAACGGTCACGCCGCTTGCGCCACTTGCACCGATTTGAATTATTTCGCTTGAATCAACATTTAATGCGTCAATATCGGTTCCAGGTGTCGAGTTTTCAAACAAAATACTGCCGGCATTCGGGAGACGGATTGTACCAGCATCGGCTGGCTCGGTCCCAATTGACAGGTAAAAATTGCCAAGCGTCAAAGCCGCTGCGCTTACCTGATCAGCAGAAATGGAGGCATTCGTGATGACACCAGTTGTTGAAATGTCCCAATCAGCACTATTTAAAGCTAAAGTTCCATCAGAAGTAATTGACAGGACGCCGTTTGTGTCTCCATCAATGACAAGTCCGGTGTCAAAAAATTCCAACTGAGCAATAGACTTTATGTCAAAATTGCCTGCGTCAGCATCAGCGGCCAATGAAAAACCCGTTGCCGTTGCTCCACCGATCATTGATGTTGAAACACCGCTATCATTTATAAAATAAGGAACGTCATCATTTACATAGATATCCCCATAGCCAGCCCGAGGCGTATCGTGCGCCGCCCCTTCATCTCGTACCGTTGCGCCATATTTCAACATCTTTGCCGTGCCTGCCCAAACTAAAGACACGCAAAACAAAACGGAGATAATTATGGCTATCGGTTTATAAAATTTTTTCATCTTTTTAACCCCCATAATTATTTTATTTATTCATCAACAGGCGCTGTAATTGCACTTAAGGACTGCACGCAAAAAACATAATCTCTTGCTCCAACTTCCATATCCCAAGCAATCCGGAATTGTGCTGCTACCCGGCTATTCAAATAAGCCTGTGTGTCCATGCCAAGATTTGCAAATTCAAACCGCAGTTTCCATTTTCGAGTAAATTGACGTTTGAATGCTCCAGCGTACCAGGCCGATGTGGACAGATCATCAAGTTTCGGACTTGACTTGATTCTATCAAGAGGAATAAAGAAGGATCCGCGCGGACCCCATGACGAAACTTCATTTTCAACACCGGGCACCAGCTCGGAATTAGCAATTTTCAGCATAGTTCCGATTAAGGCGTCAGGGATTAAAAGCTGGACCTCAGACCAAGGGATATTTATTCTTTTTCCACGGGCATTTTTCATGGCTCGCAGGACTGAGCGAACATTGTCAAGGTCGGTATCATCGACAAGGGCGTTACTGTTTACTCTGGTTCCACTCGGCGCGCGGGTTCCCGGATTGTTTGCCGTGGCGTTATAAAGCTGTGTACCTGTACCGTTGGGCCGGTATACATAAGGTTCCGCTGGTGCCGTTCCGGACCCATAATGATCGGTTACGCGTAATAGCGTTTGCTCTTCAATCCATTCACCGGCAATTTCACCCAGGGCGTTGATTCGGCTTACAATGTCTGCCGCTTCATTTTCCTCAATGGCTTCTGCGGAAATGGTTATTTTACGGCCATTTCTTTTGTGACGAATTTCAATTTTTTCCTCGTTGGTTCCGATTTCCGGGAAGTCATCAAGCTCTTTCACTTCATCGACATTCTTATCAAGGGTGTGAAGCTGGGCCATGGTGGTGACTTTTTTGTTGTCTTCGATATCAGTTACCAAGTCTTGACCGATAGACGGAACAGCATCATAGGCAGCATTGATGGCCGCAATAGCAAGCGTTCCGGTCAGGATCGGGAATGCGCTGGTTGATATTGATCTCTGCGCGCCTCCTACATCCATTCTTACGGGCACACTTACATCAGCAAGCGCTGAATAAAGAAAATCCCATCGCTTAATACTTTCAAGTGTTAATTTTTCTTCCGCAATTCCCTTTTCAATTTTCCGAACAAAAAGCTCAGGTTCATTCTGTGCCAAAGTTCGCAAGTCATAAACACTCGGTTTATTTCCGACAGGCACAATATTTGTTTTGAATATTTGTTTCATTTTTATTTTTCCTCCTACAAATTATTTTTTATTTAGCTTGCATCAGTCCACTGGCCGACAACGGATAGGCAGACAAAACCATCTACACTTTCGGTTAATAGTTGACACGAATAACCAATTGTGCTTTGCGCGATTTTGTCTCCATTGTCCAGAAGGGCACCATCAAGCCTGATTTTATCACTACTGTTCGGATCAATATTTTGATCTGCGCCGTCACCGTTTATGAAGATGGCATCCATGCCGGGTTTGACAGCCGGCAATATAATGGTGGTAGTCCCAGTGATTAGAATAAGTGAATTATACATGTCAGATTCTTTTATGGTCTCATTGGAAGTAACCGCAATAAATCGACGTCCTGTGCGTGCAGCCTGGGAACGTTTCAAGCCAAAATAAGAAACCGCCGGGTTAAATGTAACCCTGGCGTAAGACTGGTCACGGATAGTGGTGTCTTCCTCTTGCGGATAATGACCGTCATCAACATTGATTGCCACGGCAAATGCGCCGGCGGCTGCCGTTAATTTCTGACTGTCGGAAGCTGTCAGGGTAAACGGTGCGCCGATGGTCAGGGACAAAGCTGCATCGAGAGCAAACTCAAAAACATCATCAGGATTCAATGAATAAAATTCAATGTATCGAATCGCCGTCAATTCACCTCGTCCGCTGGCTTTTTGTTCTTCTTTTGCAATCGCCAAAGGATATCGGAAATCGGCCACGGCATCGACCGGGACAAAGTATCCGGCAGTTTCGTCCCAGGTGCAAATTTCACCAACTTTAATGGCCTGGGTCGAACCGGCCTGGACCAAGCCCAAGAAAACATCCGGCTGGCCATCTTTGCTTTTTGAATATACAAAAGGATCATTATTAACTGCTGTCATTTTTTTTAACCTCCTAAATTTTTTTTAAATTACATGGAAAATGCGCTCGGATTTTTCAAGCCATCAAAAAAGCTTTCGTCTTCCATGCCTTCAAAAGTTTCAATTCTGGCTCCGTCTGTTTTCGGTGCCTTGTCTTTTGTTTTTGTGGAATCATCAGATTTCTTATCTGTTTTTTCCCCATCAAAATTGGTTGCCTTATCAAGAATATGACGGATAATATCGCTCTCAAGCTTTCCTTCTACGGCCATATCTGCAACCTCAGCTTTACATTCGATTGATACAGCCCCGGCCCGCCCAAGCAAATCTTGATAAACATCAATTGCAATCTGCATCTTTGGCTTTGCGTCTTCAATAATAACCGCTCTGACAGAAGCAACAATGCTATCCTGCATTTTTTCGCCAAAATCTTTTAAGGCGCTTTCCATTAAAATTTTTACTTCTTTTTCATCCATCCCATCCACCTCCGAATCAATTAAATTAAAATTTGATCGCTCAATCTCTATTCCATCTAGCGACCTGCTCATATCCCGACCGACCCCGACCGTGCTGTCGGCTGGTATCGGAGTAAAACTTATTTCATACGGCATCCAGCGCAAAGCCACCATTGATGGCCCTTTGATTTTTCGTCCGTCTGCTAACTCATATTCTTCTTTTTCGTACACTTCGCGAAATTTTTCTACTTTATACCCCACAGAAATGCCTCTTAGGCTTCCAGACCGGACCTTATTTAATGCCTTGTTTCCGTCTTCATCATCATCAAAAGTTACGGTAGCGCGGCCCACGTTGTCCTCAATGCGGACATTCGTTATCGGCCCAACAATTATGGATGGATCGTGGTTCAGAAGTGCCGCGCCTATTGTTTTTAATTGTTTCAAGTCAACGTTTTCTTTCCCGTGTAACAAATATTCTGCGCCATAATATCTTTCAACTGGCGTTTCAGACGAAAATGAAACATCTACGCTTCTTTTGTCGTCGTCAACGGATTCTCTGTTTAATTCGTATGATCGATAGAATAAACCCATTCAGTTATCCTTTCACAACCCTGATTGTTTTTTTATTATCGGCTTTTGCTTTGTCATCCTCCGGCTCTTCCGGCTCTTCCGGATCATCTATTTCCGGCTCTGCTTGTGCCATAGCGTCCAGTTCAGAATTGAATTTTATGTCGAATTCTTCCTCAAGCGCTTTTATTTTTTTCAATTCACGCGCCCTTAGCTCCAAAGTTTCATCCAAATCCTTCCCTTTTCCAGCGAGCACACCGGTCAATGTTTCAAATGTGTTATCAACTTCAACCTTTTTCCCATTCGCTTCCTTAACCGGATCTACCCACTGCCAGCCTGGCGGAATCCATCCATGGGCCATGTAATCATCTTTGCGCCTGTCAAAACCAGGTGCTGATACCTGTCCGAAAATAACGGCATTCGTTGCAACGTTCGTATGCGCCGGAATACAAACATTTTCGATAAGATAATCTTGACGAATTCTGCAAGACAGATAAAATTGCAAAAGAATTGTTCTTGCGTTGCTATAATTCAAACCCTGCCAATTTTGAGTAAGGATTTCAGGCGGTATATCGAGAGCATTTGCCGGTCCTCTCAAAAGCTGATTCGTCATTTCTCCAAATTGCGTATTTGGTCTTGACGGTGCATGAATTTTTACATCTTCACCAGGGGACATATAATGCCATTTGTTCGGCGAAAATTCATGTGTTCGGTTGTCATTTGTCGTATCGTCTTCGGTATAATTTGCTTGAAATGACTGTGGGGCCTCGGTAGTGACGATCCCGGTCAAGCAAGCGTCTTCAATCGCTGCAAAAATTTCAGCTTCTTGATATCGGTCCAAATTCTGATAATATGTCAGAGCAGAAGCGAACGCCGAGAAACCCCGCGTTTGCTCAGGCCGCATAGGATTGAACAAAAACATAACTTTTTTATTTCCATTTGGATAAAAAGCCGGGATCTCTTCAAATTTATCACCCTTAATCGCCCCGATGTGCATTATGTCTCCAGGGTGATGTTTTAAGACTAAATATGTTTTCGGCACCCCCTCTGAATCATAGATGATACCATCTGAGATATCCGGATTGTTCGTTTCCTCAAAAGGCGTCATAAGCCGGTCCGCCTCTAAAACTTCAAGGCAATATGGAATTTTTCTATCACGCCGCTTGCTTTCGCGGCCAATAACAAGGCATTCACCGTCTCTGATCAATGCCGCCTCAATTGTTCTTACCAAATAAGGGAACGTTTGCATGAGCCGCAAATCTGCTTGCTTTTCCCACCGCTTCTGGAAACGCTCCATCATAAAATTGTAATTTTCGGCACCGAATTTATTTATTTTCGGCTGAAACATATTGTTTTTGTCGCTCATTACTCGGGATTGAAACTTAAATCCGGTTCCGACAACATTATTTACAATTCGCTTAATCGGGCCGGCTACAAAAGCATTATTATATTCAAGCTGTCTGACTTGTTTCCTCAATCCATCAATACTTCCGGCAATCGCAGAATTAGCAGAATTTTTAGGTGCAAGGATATCGCTATATAAACGGCCACCTGACAAAGCATCGAAAGAACGTTTTTGCGGCTTTAATTTTTTTACTCGGTCAAGGTGACGCCTTGCGATCTCGCGTTTTAGAGCAAACTTGGGGAATAAATTCTCGATAACACCCATTATCTAATCCTCCGGTGTCTACCGTATGAAACCATGTTTGAAGGATTACCTATATTGTCAAGCGCCTCCATTTTGTATGATTTTTCAATCCATTCTATGGCCTCGTCAAGAGATTTGTATTGGATGGTCATACCGGATACAACGGCGGTCTGAGTTAACGCCGTTCCATTCGATACGGCGTCTGCGATTTTATCTTTCAAATCGGATCTGAACGCTGCCCACGTAGTGAACGCCATTATTTATTTTCCCATCTATGACCACATACACGGCATCGAAACGCTGCATAACCCACACGTTTCATAGTGCAGGCGACCGGGAATGAGTCGCATTCAGGGCACGTTGGCCTGCTGTGCCTCATCATTCGATCTGATAATTCTAAAATTTTAACTTCTGTTTGTTTTTCTTTTAAAACTTGTACTTCTTGCGGTATAATTTTCTTTTTTGCTAAAATTCGTGGTTTTTTAGGTGTGATTTTCTTTTTCGCCATAAATACCTTCTATTTTTTAATAGTTATGGATTATGGCAAATATTCTAACTGTTTTTTTCAGATGTTGCAATATGCTCTAATGACAGCTATTTAAAGTATCTTTCGGGGTCTATAGTTCTTTTTTCGATGAATGATTCTATTGATTTCTTTTCAATTCTTATGGTTTTCGGCCCATAGTTTCCACTATTGCTTATATTTATAGCCCTTATGTGGCCTCCTTTCAGCAGTGTGTAAATATGCGCGGATGTTACCCCAATTTCATTTGACGCCTGTATTACAGTATAATATTTCATATGATACCCATGTTTAAGTTTTTGCCAAATCCCGCCCCATCTAACAATGATCCCTTTTTGTTTTTCTGTTCCTTCCTGGGCACCACCGGCCTTTTTTTGATTATATAATCAGGTTGCAACATTGCAAGGCCGGCCCTTATTGCCGCTGCATACGAATACACCGATAAATCTAAAACTTCATTTCTCGGTCGTGTTTTAACCCACTCTGAAACGGGGAACCCCTTGACATACCGCGTTTGTAATTTTTCGGCGGTCAATTGTAAATAAAACTCATCTTCAAGCCCTATCGGGAAATGGATATACCCCGGACCCGGTTCAGAAAGTTTCAACCGGCTGTAAATAGTATTCTTCGCGGTGTCAGTACCAACCGGCCATAACTGGATTCCATTTTTTATTTTCACTCCTAAATATGAAACATCTTGCAGAGTAGGTTTTCCAATAACAGGCTTGTTTGGAGTTACGGCCCCCTTGATTGCACTCACCCGTGGTTGTCGCATTCTGCAATAATTATAAACAGCTTGCGTGTTATGGCCGGCGCTATCAACAAACACAGAAACAACACTCATTAGCTGGCCATCTGCCCGCTCATATTGGCGATTAATCAATAAGTCAAGCTGCTTCCACACCTCCGGTTTATCAGGGTTTCCATAAATTTCTGTCCAGTATATGTGCCAGCATTCCTCTGATATCCCCCAAGCATCCACCAGGACAGACAATCTATTATCCTGCGTATCAACTGAGATTACAACCATTTTGCCGCCCGCCGGGATCGTCAATATTTTATACGGTTCCTCCCTGGCCTTTAATAATGACCATTCTGGCTGATCTCCTTTTTGCTCCCAGGCTTCCGCCATCCTGGTATTAGTCCATACCTGTAATAATTCAGGGCTTCCTTTTGCTTTTAAAAATTCTTCTGCTACTGATTGCCAGCTCAACCAACCGAGCGGAGAAAAAAGAGAATTGACTTTGAACCCACGTTTTTTACGGTCCGGGTATTTATGAACATATTTTCCGCCGGCCATCATTTTATCCTTCTGGTATTCTTCTATGCGCTTTTTACAAAATTTGCACACATACCATATTTCTGTAACCTCTTTAGCTTCGTTATGCTTGAATTTAATACCATGGTCAAAATCTGATCCTCCAAATTCAAGATATTGCATCTCCCCGCAATGCGGGCAGGGGACGTTATACAGGCCCTGGCTTGACTCTTGGTATTCTCTATCTATATGGGACACGCCTTTGACAGTTGGTGTTGAATTCTTATATATTTTACGTCTGGACCCGAAGGCGTCCGTTCTTTTTGAGAATAAAGCGCCGGGATCTCCTTCCCCGCCAATATTTGTATCAAATCCATCGTAATCATCTAGGACAAGATACCGGATAGAATCTGATCTTGCACCAGCAGGTGAATTTGACCCTGTAAATGTCCATGAGCCTCCAGGGAATTCCTTTAGTAATAATGTGTTTCCACTTTTCCGGCTTTTCGGTTCTTTGATAATATCTTTCAGGCAAGGCATATCACGCACAGACGGTGCAACTTTTTTTTTACTGTGTTTGATGCATAACTCAACGGTAGGCTGCACAAATAGACATGGGCCCGGATAAAGATGCGCTATGGCGAACAGAAAGTTATTCCCAGCCTCCGAAAAGCCTATCTGGGTTGGCTTAATGACCACAACCTCCTGTGTTCTCGATTGCGGTGATAATTCAAGCAAAATTTCCTCAACATATGGCGTTCTTGACGTTCGATATTTTCCAGGCTCAATGCTGGACTCTTTCGGAAGCATACGAAAAGTGTTTGACCACTCAACAAAATTTATATTAGGATCTGGCTTTATTCCTATGCTAAATCCTGTTTTATACATCCGATAACGCCTGTAAAGCCTCACGCAATGAGTCTGTTAATATATCTCTGACATTATCAATATCTGTTTCTGCCGTTAGCCTGGCTGAAATTCTATCTGGTATATTCATGATACTATCACGCACGTTGCGAGCGATGTTAAAAGCATCCAGCTTTACTTTTTCTGAGTCTATAAGTTTTCCTATTTTTTCATCATACTCTAATTTTTTTAAGGCACCTTTTAGCCGTTCATTTAATGTTTTTGCAGTATGATAATCCATGGCGGGCAGCCCGGATTTTTTAATCGTTTCTTTTTTTTCTTTTATTATGTCCGCTGTATGGCTTTTTTTCTCACCGAGTATTTTTGACGGATTCATGGGGTCGCGTGTTTGCCGTATCAATTCCTTGGATTTTACCGGATCATATAGCCACCGCTTGCCCTTTTTTTTGGCTGCGCCCTTAAGTCGGCCCTGCCTAATAATCACCGACATTCTAGGTTGCGAAACATGAAGCCGCTTCGCAAGCTCGACTTGATTTATGTATTCTGTTTCTATGGCTTATACCTCATTTTTTTTCATAATAATACCATTTTTATGCTTATTACCTTGACAATCATGATAATAATGATTATATTATAGGTATGGAAAAAGAAAACAACAATAACACAAA